CGCAGATGACCGACGCGGAATACGAGGAGATGGTCGCGACCATCGAGACGGCCACCAACAACAGCGCGGACGAGCTGCGCCGCTGGCGGAGCTCCGCCCTGCTGCGCATCGGCCGCCTGGGCATCAACACCATCGACAACTGGTCGGGCATCAATTCCTTCGTCTCGAGTCCGAAGATCGCCGGCAAGCGCTTCTACGACCTCACCGTCGTCGAGCTGCAGGAGCTGGTCCGTAAGCTCGAGATGATCATCAACAAGGGCGGCCTGCACAGCGGAGCCGACCAGGAGCGCAAGGACGTGCCGATGACCGTCGTGCACATCCGGCCGTCTGAGGTTGCTAGTTAGTCAATAGTTAATCACCATTTAAACACACAAGAAATGAAGAAATTGAAGACCGGGGAGGAGACTCCCTACAAGGACAGGGATGGCAAGGCCATCAAGGTCCACTCCTATGTCGCCGACTCCACCGGCGCGCGCTACTACATCAACACCGCCTGCCAGGCCGTGCCCGTCGGCGAGGGTGCCGCCGTGCCCCTGGAGGAGCTGGTCAATGACAAGGAGCTCGGCGTCCGCCTGCTCACTGCCGCCGAGGTCGGCAAGCTCGAGAGCGAGCGCACCGCCACCTCGCGCGAGACGCCTGCCGCCAAGCAGGCCGTCATCGACAAGAAAAACGACGAGGCCGCGGCGCGCCATACCAAGGACGTGGCGGAAGGAAAGGCGGCAGAGGAGGAGATCTCGAAAGAGGACGTGGAGAAGGAGCTGCACATGCTCATGCAGATGATCCCGGACGAGCTGCTCGCAAACGAGCTGAAGCGCCGCGGATACATCCTTCAGGCTGTCAAGATTAACATCAAGCGGATCTAGCCATGAAAGCAATCGGTATTATCGGCATCGTGTTGATCGTCGCGCTGGTCGTCATCTTCTGCCTGTGCTTCTACAGGGTCATCACCGATGCGATCTTCGGCGTCAAGGTCATCGAGCCGCGCCGTGACGATCAGGACCCCCCCGTAAAGAAAAGCTGACACCATGGAGCGCATTTTCTTCGTATCCGGCTCATTTGGGCCTTCCTGTCGCGCCTCCGCCATGGAGCGGACGATATATGACGAGGCCTGGAACCAGCTCGGCCATCACCTTGTAAGGGCTGGAGATCTGAACGGAGTCGTCGAGGAGCTGCAGGAGCGCCAGCTGGCCTACTGCAAGCGGAACCCGCGGATGAAGCAGGTGCGCATCGAGCACACCGTCTCTCCTGGATCCTGCAACTTCCGGTACATCCACATCGGCGGCTCATCACTCACTCTCGTCGAGGTGCAAGGCGAGATCCCGCAGAACTAGAAATCACAAACAATATCAGAACAATGGACAAGAACAAGAACACAGAGACCGTCCAGATGACGGCCGAGGAGAAGGCCCAGTTCGAGGCCTTCAAGAAGCAGCAGGCGCAGCGCCAGGCCGAGGAGCGGGTGCAGCAGCTGCGCGACCACTACGACTCGCTCCGGGAGTCCTTCGTCAAGAAGACGATGAAGGCGCTCACCCCGCTGTCCGACAAGATCCGGCAGAAGAAGGCCGAGGTGCTTGAGGAGGCGGCCGCCCTCCAGTCGCTGAAGGCGGAGCTGCTCGAGATCAAGGGCCGCGACATGCCGAAGTCGCACACGTTCACCAACAACGCCGGCACGCAGCGCGTCACCGTAGGCGTCTACGAGACCGACGGCTACGACGACACCGTCGAGGAGGGCATCGCCAAGGTGAAGGGCTACATCGAGAGCCTCGCCACCGACCCGAAGAGCCAGCAGCTGGTGAAGATGGTGATGAGCCTGCTGCAGCGCTCCGCCAACGGAGCCCTGAAGGCGTCCCGCGTGGTCCGGCTGCGTCAGCTGGCCGAGGAGTCCGGAGACGCCAGCTTCCTGGAAGGTGTCAAGATCATCGAGAACGCCTACCGCCCGTCCGTGAGCCGCACGTACATCCGCTGCGAGAAGAGGGAGATCGACGAGAACGGCGGCGTGGTGCACGACTGGGAAGCTATTCCCCTGGGAATGACAGAATCTTAGATCATCCGACCATGGCAAAGCACGAAAGAGATCAGCGGTTGCTCGAACGTCGCAACGCGAAGATCGCGGCCAGGTACTACTACTGGACCGAGGAGATGCGCATGCGCAGCGACGACGCGATCGTTCAGCTGAGCGAGAACGAGTTCTTCCTGGCACCCGAGACAATCATCAAGATCCTCCAGCGTGCGAGAAGCATCGGGGCTGATGAACTTAAGAAGAACATGAAGCTGGGCCGGCCGAAGACCATCCCACCGAAGATCACGGCCGAGATCCTTACCTTCATGCCTGACAGAATACCGACGAAATAACCAATCCAGGGGGCGGGCCTCCGCCCCCTTTTCAATGACACGCATATGAAAAAAGAGAACAAGTCCTACGTTGGTTTCGACAGAAACTACAAGGAGATCTACCCCGGCGACGTCATCCAGGACTACCTCGGGAAGAGATACACGATCACATCCACCGGCCTGGCCAAGAGCGCCGACGGCGCCGAGGTCAAGCTGTCCTCGCTGCACGGTCCGGAACTTATCCAGGACGGGCGCGAAGACGCAGATGCTGCAGCAGCTGCTACGTATCAGAAGACCGTCCTCAAAGCTACGGAGAAGATGCGCCCGAAGAAGACAGCCGGCTACGTGGCCATCTCGGCCATCGCGCGCTCCGTCGACGCTCCGGCGCGCGGCTGCGTCGAGGCCGTCCGCGCCGCCGGCATCGAGATCAAGAAGAGCGGCAGCGCGAGCCTCGTGAAGGAAGAAGACCAGGAAGCCGCGAAACAGGCCATTTTGGCCCGTTCTGAGGACGCGAAGGGCTCGGGACGTAAAGATGTCCAGCCGAAGCGTCGAGGCGCAAAAAAACTCGTAGGAGGACGGACGAACAAGTCCGGCCTGGTACGCATCGCCAGCATCGCCCGCACTTGCGGCGTGGTCGGCCGCGGATACACCGACCTGATCCGCAGCTCTGGCATCGAGGTGCTCGCCGACGAGCAGGACAAGGCGTGCGTCCGGAAGGAGGACCACGCACGGGCCGCGAAGGTGCTGCTCGACAAGTTCATCCTGGGCAAGGATCCGGCGAAGGAAGAGGAGAAGGGCGCCGCGCAGGATCCTGCCATCCTGTCAGTGGAAGAAGCCGGCATCGTGACCAACGACCAGGCCCTGGTCGACGAGCTGCGCCGCCGCGGCTGGACGGTCACCTGCAAGAAGATGGTGGAGGTGGAGTTATGAGACAGGTAGTTTCCGAGTTTGCCGGCATGGTCCTCATCGCGGTGTTCTGCGCGGCCATCGTTCTGCCGCTTGCAGCTGCTCGCGATGCGGATGAGGCGCCGGCGGAAGCTCCGGTGCCGGAGAAGATCTCCGCCGTCCAGCTGCTGCGCCAGCAGCACCAGGACGAGCTGACGGACTGGCAGGTCCTGCAGCTGGCCATCGCCTACACCGAGTCCAGGTTTAACCCTGCCGCCGTCGGCAAGGCCCAGGACTCCGGGATCCTCCAGATCACGCCGGCCTACGTGGCCGAGGTCAACCGGCTCTACGGGACGGATTACGCCCTGCAGGACGCCTTCGACATCGACATGGCCCTGGAGCTCTTCGCGCTCCTGCAGGACAAAAAGAACCCGGCGCATGACATCGACACGGCCATTTATTACCACAACAAGAGCGACGCCTACCGCCGAGCCGTCCGGAAGAACATGGAGTTCATCCGCAGCTATGAGGCAGTCCGGAGTTCTATAACCAGCAAATGATATGTGTGACTGCGAATGTACTGGATATATGATGGGCAAGCTGGAGGACGAGGTCAACTCCTTTATCAGCTCATGGGAATTTGACGACGACGCGGGTTTGTTTGTCGATACGGCCGCCGGCAAGATCCCGATCGACCAGGACAACGTGCGAGAACTTGCCCGCCACATTGTCGACTGGCATAATAAGCGGATCTGCGCATACATTCGAGAATGTCTGAAGCCGGAGGAGGAGTATGAAGCGAGACTAGACGAGTCAGACGTGAATCTGAACTACACACGCGGCAAGATACGCGGATATAAAGACATCATCCGTGATCTCGAGCATGGTGGCCTCGAGGATTACTTCAAAGACAAGATCCTGCTCGACGAATAATCCGCCCAGGTATGAATACAGAAGCGCCCAGGTGATGAGCCTGGGCGCATTCTTTTTACTCCACGCCGGGAAACTTAACCGTCACCTTGGGCGTTGCCTGGACGGCCACCTTGGGCGGCTCGATGATTTCGGTGACGACGCAGATATAGGTCTGCTCGTAGACCTTGATGCCGTGGTCCCACGTGTAGAACCGGCTGCTGCTCCGGATCAGCGGGCCCCATCCGTCGACACGGTGGCCCTGCAGCAGCTCGTGTACCTTGGCGCGCAGCGCGGCGCGCTGGGCGATGTAGGACGTAGTGCCGGAGCCGTGGTGCGTGTCGTCGTAGCAGTCGATGATCAGGCGCGCCCGGATGGTCGCGGTGCCCTTCTGGGAGAGTCCCTCGATGTTGCTCCACTGCACGTCCGGCGCGTCGATGAGCAGCGCGGGGTAGGTGAGCGGGTAGGTGTCTCGGTTCTCCTGGTTGATCATCTCGAGCTGGCCGTAGTCCTCGTCGATGGTGGAGAGCTCGGGCATCAGCTGCCCGAAGAGGTTAATGAGATCTTGCAGTAATTTTTCCATTTGAGTGCTGATTTACAAAGTTTCGGAGCTCGGTGTCGATGACTCCCTTGACTATCTTGTTGACGCCCTTGTCCGGGCCCAGGAAGTGGCGGCGCGGTATCTTGATGCGGCCGCCCGGCTTCTTGAGCGCCATGTTGCGCCAGAAGTCCGCCTCGACGGATCCCTTGCCGCGGATCTCCTCGGCCTCGTAGTGCTTCGCCCAGAAGAACTTCTTCATGCGCTCCGTCACCGGGATCTGGTCGCCGTCGTTGTGGACGGAGGCGTACTGCACCAGGTTCCGGATGAGCACGCGCCCGTCCATGGGGACGTAGTCGTTGGACATCATCAGGTGGTTGGCACCGGAGAGGAGCGGGCCGTACTGTCCGCCGGCGCCGCTGAAGCCGAGCTTCTTCCGGAGAGGATCCTGCCATTGACCCTCTCCGTAGAAGTTGCCGCGGCGGAAGTTCTCCCGGACGGAGCTCTGCACGGCGCGGCCCACCTTGACAGGCAGCACCCGGCGCTGCAGGCGCTGCAGCTCCTTCAGGTCGTCCTGTACCATCTTTCTGAAGTCCGGCGCAGCCATTACATAATCGTTTTAAATACTCTCACATTTTCCTCTGGCTGCGCGAACTCGGCACGGCCTTCGCTACAAAGGATAAACAACGGAAGTCCGGTATATACGTTTTCTTTAAATTTCGCGATATAAACGGATTTCCCAGAAAACGTCTTCTGTGTATCTACCACTCCAGCAAATCCGTAAGATGTGGCGAGATTGGTTGCTAATTCAAACGGGCTCATTTTTTTGAAAGTTTGACAATATCGGTCGCGTACGAATGTATAGGAAGATTATCAACCCTGTAATACCGGACGCTCCCTTCTAGAATTTCCGAATTATGGATTCGGATAAATTCTTCTGCTGTCATTCGCTCTGCAATTTGAGGGTCATAGAAGAAAGCCGTCCCGTCGCGGGTTAACTCGAAAGTGATGATGTGTCCATTCCCGCACTCTCCTTTCCAATCCCAATAGATATGGTATCGCCCTGGCGTTTTCTTCGCCGCTACGAAATCCTTAACCGTTTCACAGGTTTCTGGCCGCGCTCCGAATTGATATACCGGATCATATCCTACACCGACGGGTTTGAATGCGATGTAAGGCTTTTTCGATAGATCCCACGCAAAATCTACTCTCTTTTTCCTGACCATCGCCTCAACATTGAAGCCTCTTCTGCGCATTTCATACGCGACGACGCAGGTCTGGCAGTTTGTAGTTCTCGCGATTATATCAGCCGTTCGGAGACTGTCGGATTCAAAATATTTCGGGTTTACACGCCGTTGATTCGCGGCGTCGAAGCTCATCTCTAATTGAGGGGTAGACACGCCAAGCCTGTCCGCTAATTCTTTGTCGTTTTCTCGGAGGACCTTCCGGTCTTCCCACTCTTTCAGGATTCTCGCCTTATCTTCTTCTGTCCTCCGGAGGCTGGAGGGGCTCTGCTTGCGCATCAGGTTGTTGACGGCCTGCTGGGCGCCCGGATAGGCCTCTGTGTAGTACGGGTGTGTGTCGCTGAACAGCTGGCCGTCCTTGGCCGGGTTGTTGTCCAGACCGGGCTGCGGAAGCGGAGGCGTCCAGCCGTCGAGCGCGGAGGCGTTGACGGGGTCGTCTGTCTGCTGCAGGGAGCACTTGCAGTTCCATCTTTCTCCGGGGCGGTGCTCCTGCCAGAAGGGGTGATCCACCGGCAGCGTGAGCTTCTTTGTCCAGTAGTGCTCGTGGACAGGATCCGGAGTGATGGAGGTGGTCGGCATCCAGCGGACGTTCGGGAGGACGTCAGCCTCTTCGATGAAGTGCTTCCAGTCCGCGGCCTGGTGTGCCCGGATGACGGCGGTGTCGTACTCCGTCTGCAGCCAGGAGTGCACGTAGTGGTCCGTCATTCCCTTGATGTCCAGCTTCCACCGGTCGAAGCTCTTGAGCTGGCCGGTGAGCGGGTCGATAAGCTGCCGGGCTATGTCGTTCTGCATGCGGTGCGTCCGGAAGGCCGAGAAGACGGCGTTATTCGTCCGGAGCTCCTGGAGGAACCGGTCGGTGATCAAATCGGGGTCGATGCTGTCGGAGAGGCCCTGCGCTGTCGCTTCGTTGAACAGTCTCAGCGTCTCCTCGAAGATGTGGCGCTCGATCTCCGTCCGGACGTCTATCTTCTCGTCATAGATGGCGCGCAGACCCTCGCTCAGCGCGCGGGCGCTGAACACTACCGGCAGCTGGGCGGACT